AATCGATATTTTGGATATTCGTGAGTACTGCACACGAAGGACACTTCAAATAACGGATGAAAGGTTGGTACATAGATAGGAAAGCATTTCCGTAAACATACTTGTCCAACGTCATCTGGATCAACAGTTCGCGGATACGCAGTACTTTTTCCAGCAAGTTTTCATACTGACGCTTGAGAGAAGTATTCGTTGTCTCGTATAGCACGTGCGTGATAGGGTACTCACCGAACTTACGTAGAGCTGCGTAGATGTGTGCGGAGTTGTAGAACAAGTACTCACACCACTTGAACAACTCTTTCAATCTGCGAGGACTGTATACCTGGCTGTACGTATGATACGGGTTCGAATGTGGCGCCGTATTTTTGAGCCCACTGGTCGAATACGGATCGGTAAAAGAAAAATCACTGCTGGACACGGCCATGAGATGCTCCTCACTCCTGGAAGGAATCCACAATGCGCGTCGAACTGTCGTTTGTCAACAACACGCCTGTTTTCCTGTTACCTGATCAGACATCCAAAGGTGGACGTATTTTTGGTTCGTCGATGAATCCGGAAAAAACATGTTGGCGACTTCCTGCGTTCCCACCTTTTCTTGATAAGGTATTACACGATCTCAAGGTAATTTACAAGTCTTTTTGTCTGTCCCCGGACGCAGAAGCGCATGTCCAAACATTCGACGAAAAAAACAGTTACGCACGTGCGCAAGCGTGGAAATCATGCGGACCGCATAACGACTACGACCACCAAACAGTCGGGCTCGGCAAACTCTTGCACAACTACCGTTACGTTCTGCAGTGGGAGATGGGTACGGGCAAAACCAAGCCGATTGTGGAGCTGATCAAGATACTGGGAGTCAAAGCGCTGGTTCTTTGTCCTCTAGTGGCTGCACGGAACTGGGTGAAAGAAGTCACTCTTCATTCCGGCGGAACGTTGAACGCAACCGCGATGCTGGGTACGCGCAGCAAAAAAATGAAGCTGTTAGACGCGGCCCAAGACGTTGATGTCTTTGTCGCCACATACGATACCGCCCGACTTTACGGAGTACCGCATATCACCCCTGCGGCACAAAAACTGTTGAAGGAAAAAGGAATCCTGCGCGTGCCGCGGAAACTGGCGGACACGCTCAAACTGACCAGTTACAGCGGTCTCCAGGTAGAGAAAACAGTCGAGTGGTTGTCCGGCCACAAGCTCGATGATATTCGTGAGGAGGTCATAGCTACCGTGGGTACTGATTTGCAGTGGCTCAGTCAACTGGAGGGAGAAATAATCGTTGCTGACGAATCACACCGGATCAAACAGATCAGTAGCCAGCGGACCGCGGCGTGTCTGCGGCTCGCGTCTAAGTTTCCTCGTCGATATCTGTTGAGCGGTACCTTGAACCTGGGGGATCCTCGTGATTTGTACCCGCAGATGAAGTTCCTCGCGCCGTACATCATCGCGGGAAACTACAACCAGTTTTGCGATAACTACGTAGTGCGTTCGCGATACAACCCTGCGATTGTTACAGGTTACAAGAATCTAGATAAGCTCAACAGAATCGTTACCCGCGTATCTGACAGGAAAGAACTCAATGATTGCGTGAGTCTCCCCGAACGGACAGACGAAATTCTCTATTACGACCTTACTGCTCGGCAGATAAGCGACTACAACAACGCGGTCGACTTTGACGAAATTGTCCGAGAAGAAAACGAAGTCATGTCGCTCGATAACGGTGCGATCCGGCTGAACAAGCTCTTGCAGATTTGCAGCGGGTTTTACTACGTAAATTCCCCGGATGAGGTCTGTGACACTTGCGAGCACCTCTCTCGCTGTTTTGAACAGGGGGTCACGCCCGGTAGCGGCGAATGTCGGCGCTTGTGTCCTGCTGTCGCAATCCCCGACAAGGTATACAAGTACCCAAACAACCCAAAACTGGCGCTGCTGGAAGACTTCCTGGAAGACCTGTTGTCTGCTAAAGAGCGTAAAGTCATCATCTGGGCAAACTTCCTCGAAGAACTGAATGACATAGCGGCGTTACTCGATAAAATGAAGTTCCGTCATGTTCGTCTGGACGGAACTACGTCCAAGCACGTTGCACAGTATGAGAACATGTTCCAAACTGACCCGGATTGCCGGGGGTTTCTCGGACAGACCAGAACAGGTATCTCGATTACTTTGACAGCCGCGCAGTACATGGTGTACTATTCACGGAGCTGGGCGCTGGAAGACTGGCTGCAATCCAGGAACCGAAACTACCGGATCGGTCAAAAGAGTAAAACGGTGGTATACAATCTCTGCGCACGCAACACCGTTGAGCTGCAGCAGTTGGCAGCGCTGAATGCAAAGAAGAACATCGCAGCTACCTTGACCAAGCATTTCGATTGTTTGGTGTGTTCCAAATACTCGGAATGTCTATCCGCGAATATTTCACCGTGGACCAGCAGCTGCGTTCTCTCGCGGACCGTAAACCGAAAAATCACGCGGGTCCGACCCGTCAAAGAAAGTTGAGAAGCCGATGGACATCGTACTCAAGGAAGCCGATATCATACGTCTCCTGGGAACCGCAATGGATCTGTCACTATCGCCGGAAGATGTTAGCATCCAGGAAAGCCCTTTGACAATCACGATTGCGAACGCGGAAAACTATTTCGCCAAACGTGCAGAAGCCTTACCGCGTACAAATGTGCCTCCTGTCGAAGAAGATGAAACTCCTCCCGGGAGCGAACCTCTGTTGTCAATGGAGGATCTGGTACGCATCAACGCAGGTCTCGCAGCAGAGCCTCCAAAAATTGCTACGGAACCGCGGCGACTTAGCAGGAACGAATCGTACGACCCGCCTCCCCCCAGCGAGCGCGGTGCAGAAAGGTAAGCCATGGAGTTGAACATTCGCGGAACCAAAATAAACGTGACGGATGACTTCGTCGATTCCGCACTCCCCAACAAATTGTACTTTTCACACTCACAATTCGGTATGTATCGTCGTTGCGCACGGCAATATGAATACCGCTACATCAAGAACATCAAGCAGCCTCCGGGCATCGCAATGACACAAGGGTCCGCCATCCACAAGGGCGCGGAAGTTACGCATCGGCACACCATTGAACATGGGGTCCCTCTTCCGCTGGAACAAGCGACAGCATCCGTGGCGGATACGTTCGAAAACATGTCACAGATGATCGAAGATTGGGGCGAAGACTTCCCGGGGCCCATAAAAGACCGCACAGTACAGCATTTCAGGACGTACTACGTGTCGGCTACACCGTTGATCAAGCCCAAGGCTGTTGAATACGCGTTCGCATCCAAGGTAGGAACTGTTCCCATGGTGGGATTTATCGACTTGATCGATGAAGCGAACGACGTTGAAGTGGTCAGCGATCTGAAGTTCACAGGCAAAAAGTGGATTGAGCAGAAACTGCGGCATGAGACGCAGCTGACTCTCTACGCGCATATCACCGGGATCTCGCGCGTGAGAATCGATTTTCTACTTGACTATAAGGCTGGGGCCAAGTACGTACCTATAAGGTCGGAAAGAACTCCGGACGATGCCAAACTCTTGGAAGAAGACATTCAAGCAACTGTCGAGTACATCAAGCGCGGTGTATTCCCGCGTTGCGACCCTACGGAATGGGTTTGCAGTGAACGATTTTGCGGGTATTACCAGAAGTGTAGAGGGCCAAAATGACCGAACTGTATGACTTTACCAAGCTGACTCCGAAAGCGTTCTGGCAAAAAGTTGACAAGGACGCTAAAGCCAATGAACAAACAGTGTGCGAGTTGTTTCAGGCAGCCAATACGCGAGTCCTGTCCCCCGACGAAGCAACCGAAGGCTTGAACGCGTTGTTTCTGCATTCGCATTGGCGCATCCGCGCACACTCGAAGAAGCTGGCGAACGTATACCCGACCAAACAGCTGACCAAGAACAGACTTCTGCAGGCGACTGACGGATTGTGGTGGGTCGACCACTTCACCGCGGGGATAAACGTGTGGTCTACGCTCAATTGGTTCAGCGCACAAAAGAACAAGGCGGGGAAGTACAACGGCGCGTCTACGCACTTCGTGCTAGACTATACGGGATACCCTTTTTACATCATTCCTTTGATGCACGGTGCCTGGCACGAACCTCGGAGAAACCGTGACTCTATCGGAATCGAGATGGTCAACCCCGGCGTCGTAAAACAGGACCACAAAGGACGGTGGTGCTATTGGCCTAAAGGATACACCCAAGTCATCCCCAAAGAAATCCTGCTGAAGCTACAGCCGCAAAGAATCACAACGGGTAATCGTTCAGAATTTCGTTTGCCCTTTCCCGCGGAACAGATTCGTAACAACGTCTTGCTGAAGCGAATTGTTCTCGCCGCGTACGGTGCTGACCCGCAAAAATTGATCATCGGCCGTTTCAGTCAGCATTCGGACTGGCGCGATACCAAGCCGGACATGGGGCTTCTGTGGCCCCTGGAAGACGTCAATTCGGCGGCGGCCGATACCTTCCCGATTGAACAGTATTCTCTGTTGTCCAAATACGACACGGAGGCCCCGGTGAATACGCCGGACGACATGACCGATGAAACCGAGAACCCTGAATACGGTACGGATACCCCCACGCACGACTCCGACCCGGAAGACAACAGCCCTACAGTGTTGGAAATGTCAAAAATACAACTGATACTCGGCATGCTGGGGTATCGGGTGGCTGTAGACGGCCAATTCGGACCTAAGACACGGGACGCGGTCCGCCGATTTCAGACTGTTTGGAACAATCGTGATTCCGAGATTCCGTTGAAGGTCGACGGCATCCCGGGACCCAAAACTTGTCAAGCACTGCTACGCGCAGAGAAGGAGCTGTAGGAAAATGGAACTGAATGAAATTTGTTCCCGGTGTGGAAAATCGGTCCCGTTGCAGGCGACCCCTGAAGAGATGATCGCTAAAATTGCGGAGGAAAATGCGGTAAAAGAGAACGTTCAAAAGATCCGGGATTTCGTATCGGCGCTGGACGGCCCGCTTCCTGACGCCGTTACTTTCCTCCTCGAAGGAGA